GAGAGGGAAGGTTTCTATTTTAATGTTATACAACCATATCAACACCATACTAATGTTCCATGTAGTGGAATAAATGTTTATTCTTTTGCTATAGACCCAGAAGATCATCAACCTTCAGGGACATGTAATTTCTCAAGAATATCTGATGCAGAAATTATAATTACATTAACTGAAGAGGCCCAGGCCGTGGTTTCCGAAGTCAAGGTTTATGCTGTATCTTATAATATTCTAAGAATTGAAAAGGGTACGGGTGAAATTGCTTTCGCTCGTTAATAATTATCTAATGTGTTATGTGTCTGCCACTGAGTGCTGACAGGACCAGTAGGAACTTGTGCCTCGTTACTAAGAACATTCTTTGGCTGCCATCCATCATAATCTAATGGCTGGTTTACTGGTCTTTCCCAACTAACACTAACTGGATTTGTTGGGACTTCATCAAAAACATATACTTCTTCATTTTTACTTTCACTATTTTCTTTAGGTAAAGAATTACTCGAACCTAAAGGCGATGGAATAATTGGTCTATGAGAATCTTTAGCCAAATTTTTAGTATCTGTGTTCATAGAAAATTCTAATTCCAATTTATCCTGTGGGTTCTGGCATAACCATTCCCATCTGTTCCATCCAGTACCTCTAAGATTAAAACTAGGGTTACTTAATCTGGTGTGTTCGGTTTTAACATTTTTACAAGGATTATAATTCATTTTTTTTGTTTCTAAACAAACATTTCCATCTTTATCCATTTTTGGTAGATATTGTTTGTGTGGATCATTACTATGTTTTCTTGTTAAACCTAGTAGTTCTGAATCAACATCTATCATTGGGTTAGTTACATCTACACTAACACCCGATTTTTGCATAGCAATATTAGGGTCTTCGACAAAACATTGTGAATGTTGTGGGGTATTTAACTGATATTTTAAACTACCTAGCGATTCCTTTAATGACTGGTCATAAGCAGCGTTATCGTAATTTAAATTAGTAAAACTCATATATATATATAGATATTATTTTAATAAATTATTTAATTATTTTATTTATTTTAATTTTTTTAGGAAGAACAACTGGCGGATAGTCCACTATATTACAAGTTGGTAAATGTAATAAATCTGTTGAAATAACCCTTTCTTCTGTTGACTCATTTCCTCTAATTACAATATCATTCGGTTGGCAATTATTAATATCTTCTAAAGCGCATTTAGAAAAAAATTTTTCATCAGGACACATAGAAGCTTTTCTCGTAATACCATATAAATCTGATTCTAAATCTACAATATTACCAGAAATATGACTCACATTAGAACCACCGATAAGACCGAACCCATTTCTACATTTATTAATATTTTCATATTTATCACTATCTAAAAGATAACCAGCTGTTCCTGCACTCTGATTTATTCTAGTCTGTTCTGCACAAGTATCGTACATTAATCTGTTGCTACTCATATACCATTAAAAAATATTTTTTTTTAACAGAAAAATAAAAGAAATAAAATAAAAAATTAGTTGTCGGTTCTAAGAACTGGTTCTGTAGTCAAATATGTCTTCTTCTTTGTTAGTATATCTCTAACCTTCTGGTCATCAAGACATCTTTCAAAAAAATCTACATCTTTTCTTATTTGGGTTGTGTCTACACCTCCTCTAAACCAATCCGGAACAGAATCTTCTGGGATTAAATTTTTAGGATTTTGTATAGTTTCTTTAAGATTAGGAACAAGTGGAGTATATTGATGTTCAATAGAAACCCCAGATAGTGAATTACAAGCCCTGTCATCACCTGCAATATTAGCTGACCTAATCTCACTATCAATATCTACATGATAATTACCTTTTCCAGTATATGGAATTGTAAGATACGGTCTTGGAAATAATTGGTTCGCATCACCTCTAAAATTATTTACTTTACCTTCACGCTTTTCTTCATCAATTAGTTCAGCATTAACTCCAAATCCATCATCAAAATTAAGAAAAGGCTGATTTGTTGCTATTTTAGTATTATTAGGATGTACTTCTGTAAAATCCTTTAACATATATTCCCCACCACTAAGTGCCTGAACAGTATCATATTTTTTAAAATTGTCATCCTGTTGTAAAGATGTTAATTCATTAATTCTTAATGTTTGTCTATCCATATACTATAGAAATATAAATTTTTTTATAATTAACTTAATTAGTTTCATCCGTCTTTCTAAATATATAAATTAAATATGTCAAAAATAGAGTTACTATTAGTATAAAAATATAGTTAATATTATTTGTTAGTAGAGATAATAAAAACGATAGATATAACGAAAATCTAACTAACGAATTTAATTTTTTTTCTATACTCATCTCCTTAGTTGGAAAATATTCTCTAATAAGTTCTTTATCTAATAATATTTTAAAGTCATCAAACCAAAATGTATCACTCATATATATTATTATTCATTTTTATTTTGATTTCTTTTCTCTAGTTTTTTTCTTAATCTCTCCTGAGTTGGATTTAATGGGGCATTCGCCATATTAGCCATATTAGCCATATTAGCCATATTCGCCATATTCGCCATGTTAGGCATATTAGCCATATTTGCAAGGTCAGGGTTATTATTTAAATTAGACATAACACTCTGTGCTTCACTAAGTAGAGAAGAAGCATCTAATTCACCACTCTGAATTTTAGTTTGGATTTTATTTCCAACCGTTTGTATAAGATTCATAAATTTTAAAGAATTATCGCCACTAATAAGATTGGAAAAAAGGTCTTCCATATTTCCATCACCCTTTTCGAGATCTATACCTAAATCTAAGTTATTAATATCTAATTCTTCGGTTAATTCACTCGCTAGTTTTCCAATCATACCCGACTCATTAAAGATATTATCAACATTTTCATTATTACTATTCGAAAGGTTCTTTAGCATTTTAAAAACATCTTTATCAATATTTGGGTCAGCCTGAGTATCAGTTTCCTCTTCAGTCTCATTAATATTCTTAAACTGATTAACTAATTCAGAAATTGTTTTAGTATCATTAATAATAGTTTCGGACAAAACATATAAAGTCTGTAGATATTCCCAAATCTTCTTCTTGTTATTATCACTAATTTCACCAGAAGTCCAAATATCTTTAAAATTCACATTCTTTAGAAGGTAAATATCATCTTTAAACAAATCATCATTTTCTTCAGAAATAAATTGTTTATAATCCTTTGTTTTATTTAGGAATCGTTTAACATATTTATCATCATTGCAAGTATCAGATTCCAATAGGTCTTTATAATAATCTGTAATAACTTCCTTGTATTCGTCAAAAGTTTCTATAATATTTTCAATAAATTGTTTCAAAAAACTATTGAAATGTTCAATATTAGTTTTTTCCATTAATAATAAAAAATAAAAAATTAAAAAATTTATACCGCAACTAAAGGTTATCGGATAATTGAGCCAAAAGACTAAAATAATCCCACACCTTGTTCTTATTATGGTCATCTAAAGTAGACCAGTAAGATTTGATTTTATTAATAACTGTAAAAATTTCTTCATTATTATATTTTTTTACTTCATCAAAGTTATTTTCAAGAAAGAATTTTTCGTTTTTAGTATCAATATAAGGCCTATACTGATCTAAATACTCTTTAAAAACAGTATGCACTTGTTTGGGATTATATTTTACAACTACTCCAAGACCCCTTTTATAAATCTTAAAATCTTTATCATCTTTAAAAATTAATATACAATCATCTAACAAATTCATAATAACACTATTAAAGGCAGAAAGTACAGACATAGTTTATTATTCTATAGTAATATAATTTATTCTATAAATTAACTTACATTAATTATTTTTCAAAAAAAGTATTTATATCACTATTTCTAAGTTTCATAAGTCCATCAACATTTTTTGCCCTATTTTCTAAAATCTTATCCTCATCTATCTTTTCATTTTCTGTAAAGAAAAAATCTAAATTACTATCTTCCTTTTTACTTAAATCTATATCATGAAAATTATCCAAACTACCTGTACCATATGCTTCTATAGAATTAGTATCCGTATTTTCTGTTTTTACTAATCCAGTTATATACTCTTTTATTTTTTCATCTATGATTAATTCTTTAGATTTACTTAGATAAATGGTTGGTATTAACTTAACGAAACTAGGTATCTTTATTTTACTATCATCTATACAAACCGGAAATATATCTTTTATACTGTTTTTATTAATAATTTCTATCATTTCCTTAGAATAGTCATCTTTGTTGCTATAAAACAAAAGGTCTTTATTCATTAGATATTTTTTATAAAAAATTTATTTTAATTAAACTTAAAATTGATTTAAATTTTATAACTAATTAATATAAATAAAAATGTCTATTTCACTTTCGTCAAAAAAAAACAAAAATGAACTTCGCCTTGAAATTAAAGATGTCGATACAAGTATAGTTAATGGTATTAGGCGTGTTTGTCTATCTGAATATTCTACTGTCGCATTTAACACTGAAGACTATATTAATTCTGACCTAAAGGTTCTTAAAAATACATGTGGCCTCCATAATGAATTCTTGTTGCACCGTATCGGTATGGTTCCTATTAATGCCATGAAAGAAACATTTGATGTAAACCAATATAATTTTATTCTTAAGAAAAAGAATACCGGTACAAGCACTATTAATGTTACTACAGAAGATTTTGAAGTTATCGATACTGAAACTGGTAAAAATGTAGACTCTAAAAAGTTCTTTCCACCAAATGAAAGAAACTCTTATATCCTCATTACTAAACTAAAACCGAATCCTAATAATAATGGCGAAGAAATACACGTTGAAGGAAAAGCCTCAATCAATAATGGCAAAAAACACGCCAGATATCAACCTATCTCTTGTATTACCTATAATAATAAAAGAGATCCAGAAAAAGTCCAGAAAGGCCTAGAACTTTATCTAAAAGAAAATAAAGATAGTGATAATAAAGAATCTTTAGAAAGACAGTTCGAACTTTCTAAAGCTGATAGATATTTTCATACAAATAAACAAGGAATCTGTGACCAATATGAAATGTATATAGAATCTCTAGGTATTGAAACACCTGAAAAAATTCTACATGGGTGTCTTGATATCCTAGTCAAGAAACTAGAAAATTTCAAAACATCTATTGATAATATTGTTAAAAACAAATCCGAAGATGAAAGAATTAGTCTTGATGTTTCACTTGAAAACATGAAGGCATACACAATTACAGCCAAAAATGAATCCCATACACTTGGTAATCTTATCCAGTTTCACGCCCTAAACCTTTTCGATAGAGATAAACTACCATATATTGGATATAAAAACCCGCATCCACTCAAGGACCTCATTGAAATAAAAATTAGTACAAAAAATAACACTCCTGAAGAAATCCAGGAAATTATTACCATTACATGTGACAAAATTATTGTTATTCTCGAAGATTTTAAGAAAACCGTTCAAAAAAAACTATAGTTTATAAGACAAATCAACTTCTTTATTCGGCTTTAGAATAAACAGAATCTTTGCACTATCCAAAGAACTAATATAATTATAGACATCATTAAATTGTAGTGGTGTCCTACGAATCATATAAATACCATGAAGATCATAACAAATCGGTCTAAGTTGGAATGGAATTTCTTTAATTTTAATACTTTTTTTAATATGAAATTTTTTATAATAATTTAGAGTATCCGATACAAGTTTAATAAACTCACTATTAAACTTATTATACATTTCTGTTTCATTTGGGAAAAAAGACAAATATTCCTGAATGTGTTTATGTTTTTTATTTTCATAATATAGATATTTTACGTTATTCGTATTCCCCTTAAGAGATTTAGCATAATTATAATTATCATTACGGATTTTTACCCTTTTATTATCCTTATCTTTAATAACAATACCTTGCTGCTGGAAATCCATGGTCCTAACAAAATCACGAATTTCTGAAATATTATTAAATGAATATTTAATTGGCCTTTTAATCTCTAGTTGTTCCTTATAAATATCATGACACACCATTTTACCATCTACAACAGAACCAACTGAAACCAACACAATTTCCGGAACATGATACTGTGTAACAATAATATTATCAGGATGCATTAGAACAAATGTATAGAATTTTGACTCATCCAAAGATGAAAACTCCAAATTACAAGCCTCTTTAAACATTTCATTAAAGGATTTCTTTCCAATCCATTTACAATTCGCTCCAATATTACTCCTTGTAGAAATCATCCAGCTATCATTATGATAAAACATACTAATCATTGTACCGTCCAAAAAATCTTCTACACTCAAACTATTCCACTGCTCTATAGAATTATATACCTCTCCTAGTTCACACGATTTAGTTGGTGGCAAACATACCAATTCATTCGTTGACATTTTAGCAATAAGACCCCTACACATTTTTACATATTTATTATCCATATCGGATGTATCTTTATTATATTTAACGAGATATAGGTCGTGTTTAGGATATTCCTTAACAACAAGTCCTAGCTCTTTTAGTTTAGTTTTAGTAGAAGAAAAAGGTTCATGGGTAATAAAATCTAGGACTTCCATTTATATATATTATTGCCTATTTTTTAAGTATCTATAAAATATTTTATTAAATAAAATATAACCTTTAATTATATGAATAAGTTTTTAGATGACGTAAAAATATATTCAATAATAGAAATTAAAAACGACAAAAATAAGTATTGTGTCGTAGGAAAAGACGATGATAATTCTATTTATATAAGAATTATTCTTAAAAATAATGATGATTTTTATGTAGGAAAAAATAAAACCAAAATTAATTTTAACAATATTTCTAATGTTTTCCACACTCTTGAAAAACAACCCAAATACTTAAATAAAGAGTCCCAAAAAGAAGATGAAGAATTTAATAATAATAATGTAGTAGGTAATGAATATGATTTTAATGATAACTACTACCCAGATGAAGAAGATAACGACAGTGAAGATAACGAAGAAATATTTGTACTAGATAATGACCAGTATGTTGAAGATGAAGATGATGAACCACTATCAGGTGGAGCTGATTCAAATTCTGACTTTAGTTGGGGTGATGTATTTAATTCTAATAATGAAGATGATGATGAAGAAGATGATGATGAAGAAGATATAGATCCGGAAGAAGATATTGACCCTGAAGATGATGCAATAGAGAATAATAGCGATGATGAAGTCGAAGTCGAGAATAATAGTGATGATGAAGTCGAAGTCGAGAATAATAGTGAAGATAATAGTGATGTTTTTGAACTTGAAGAAAACAATTATGAAATGGAAAATTCTGAAAACATAGTTGTTTATGAAGAAAGTATTATACCTGAGGATAAAGTAA